TATTGGCACGAGTCAATTCATCCCAGGCCCCACGGACATCCCACCCACGAACAAGACAATATCCAAGAACCACCCAAATAAGATCCATGGCTTCGTTGATCCTATTCACATCGTTCGGAGCATCAGCAAATTCTGTATATTCTTCATCTATCAGATTTCGATAGATCTGAATATCATGTTCATTTCCCAGAACATCATGTTTAGCATCTGCATCCACCTGTCCAATCTTTTCAATAAATCCCAACACATCATCACGCATGTTCATCATCAATCTCCTTAATATAATTTATCCACTTGGTTAGAGAAAAGACTTTCGTTTACTGGATCAGGACCGTTAAATGCTGTAATCACGTAGTAATACCTGATTCCCTCAATTGCTGTCGTATCGGTATATGTGAGATTGGCGGTGGTATTAAGTACGTCTTGGCCCTTTACCCAATTATTGGGTGTTATGGATCTGTAAACTCGATACCCTAACACGAGATCCTTGGCATCATTGGCACTCCAGGCCAGCGTACCACTGCAACAGACAACTGGAGGAACAGGAGTTGGTGGGGGTGTGTCTGAACTGTCCGCGCATCCGATCACGAGAAGCATCATCACACATAATAAAAATTTCTTCATGGCTTCATAAACTCACGTCCGGTGCGTCTCAAATAGGCTTGGCGTAATTCTTCGGCTTTGATTTCTTCATCTGCTGATTGCTTCTTCTTGAGCGCATCAATGCGTTCTTGCCACTCAACCATAAACTTTTCACTGGGTTCCATAATACCTCCTACGCTAGAATGCCCACCTTATAAACCGTCTTACCATTCTCTTTCACGGCAGTAAACACATCGCTCCGGTTATTGCCTTTTACAAACCCACCATGTACCCATCCTGAATTTGGTTGGCCTGGGGTATAGAATTCCAAAATGATCTGATCCCATTCAGGAAGATTATCCACACACCATTGAGCAATCACGGCATTAGCAATGCCATCCACTTCAAAGTCCACAGCCTGCCCAGAGCAGTGCTTACTCCGCTTCATAATGGTAGAGGTAAGGGGATTGATGCTGAGATTCAGGGCCAGTGATCGATAGCCCGAATTGACTCGTACCGACCCGAAAACTTTTCTCACAGGTTCCAGAACATGATAGCATACCAACTTCAGATTGTCAATATATTCTTGTGAGGGTGTGTTATCGATGTTTAATCTTGTAGCCGTATCACTCCTAATCAATTCTTCCAATGAAAAATGTTCACTTATCTGGGTCATGATATCCTCCTACATTTATATCCATGATGATGATTTCTTTTTCCTGCGGCCACCCTACACATTGCGCTATTTGACAATCCATTATTCTTACAAAAGAAAATTAAACTCTGTATGATTTCTTTTTCTCCATTTGGGAGTAAAATCTCCCAGACTCCACCCAATCTATATCTTCGTTTTTCTTTGGAAACTTCTGAATGTTTTTTACCTACATGGGCCTTTGTCATCTTCATTCTAGTTTCTTGGGTGTGCGTCTTTCCTATGTTTGCAAGTATTCCAGCTAACCGCGTTGCTTCTTCATGTCCTATCTGACCTGACATTCTTTTCCCTGATATATAATCCCATTTTGATCCATCTTCACCCATACGTACATGAATTTGTGTATGATTTTCGAGACTCAGTTCCACTAAGTTATCTCGTGCATTGACTCCTTTCAAACTCCCAAATCTCATCTTCCACTCATGTTTTGGAATAATATGATGCCATGGCATAATTACGTCCACAAACCTTTTCGTATTTCTATAAGCATATGGAGGTATTCCTGATCTTCTTGGTTGTATTTATCTTCCAATTCTCCAGCCCGTTTCAAAAATTCAGAGTATCGAGGAGACCAATCCCCGAACTTCTTTCCACGTCCCTCTTCTTCATCCGTGAATCCTTCTGCATCGTCAAATGGATCTGGTCTTGCCGGTCGCTCATGTTTCCAAAACTTATAGAGACGGAACACCGCTTTGGCATGTTCAACTTGACTAGGCATATCGGGCAGTTTCATGGCCCATCTCAAATGATGAAGTCCACGAAGGGCATTGCGGCTGGGTGGCATGAACCATCGTAGAATAGGAAGGTCAGCCATCACACGATACATCCGTTGCCATCGAGAATGTTCAAATGGATACACGCCACAGAGTCCAAATGTTCCACATTCCAGTTCCACGAAATCCACCAGAAGTTGAAACATCGCAAACATCATGACGCAATCGGTATCATGATATTGCCCACGAGAAAACTCTGGATGATTGATGGTGACGCGATGACTGGGTGAAATCCATCTATTGTGGATATAGGCCAACGGATCTGTAAACCTCCGTAGTCTCATCGTGCACCAGGCTTATATTTCATAAATTCATCCTGCGTTTGGGAAACCGTGGTGTGAAATGGAGTGCTGATCTTTGGTACACGGAGAGCAAACTTACGTGATCGTGGTTGCCGATATGGGCATTTCATGACATTTTTACTAATCTCATGATCCCTGTAACACTCCCAACATGAGTGCACATCGTTAATTTGGTGGTTATCATATTGTATATTGATAGGAACTTTACATACCCCACATACCACTTGAACATAATTCACTGCGGTAGTGAGTGTATCAGCTTGTCCAGATCCCATCGGATAGGGAATGTGGTTCATGTTAATATCATCGGATTTCATATTTTATATTTCCTGTATTGGTTTCGCTTTTTTCTCTTCTTCACAATTCGTATGGGTCTCTTTCTGAGGATCATACCCACACAGGCTTTATGGGCTAGCAAATCATTTTCGTTCTGATTGATTTCATAGAGGAGTAAATGAACTTCGGCATGTTGGGAAAGTGTCAAGCGCACGGTGTTGTCTTTGGCATTCACTCCATTCATATGACCAAATCGATCTATCCATTCGTGCTTTGGAATTATGTGATGAAGTGGCAATAGTCTTCTCCTGATTTCATTTTGACATTCCCCACCATAATCACAATCATTTCTACATCCTTGCTTCGCAAGTTCGGAAATATCTTATTTCATGAGTTCTTTATGATCTTCTTTCGGATTCATTCTGAGTCTTACATTCGGATTAAAAGATATCGGAATAAGAGTATATATATGTTCACCGATATTTTTCTTTCTTTTCAATCACTTGAATATGATTAATAGACTTGTTTTTCCGTGTCCTCAATTCGCTTCTTTCCGATGGTGTATTTTGTCACCAACACCCACTGTGGTTTCTCTTTATGTGAGATGATTTTGATCTGATGAAGAGGAGCCACGGTGTTCATGACTTCTGGGTTCACGAGTTCCACCAGTCCCCATTGAGCCAGGAGTCGAGCGATTGCATTGCGTCTATCATAATCATTCTGTGAAATATCAGTGGGTTTGCCATCCAGGGCGAACAGTTCCTTAAAGTGCATGATGTAATATTTTCCACGTTTATGGAGGATATGACAGGACTGATAGAGAATCTTCTCTTTACGAGAGGCGACACCAATACGAGAAAGTGTTTCACGGACCTTTAAGAAGTCGTCTGGAGATTTCAATGATACCTCGGCGCACGTCATGAGATCAATCATAGTTTGGCCCACTTTCAATGGTAAGTTGGGTGATGGTTTCTATCTGTTCTTTGGTGAGTATTCCTAGCGCCTCCTGCGCCTTCCGATCAGAACACTCAAAGAAGGTTTTCACTACATCTAAATCTTCACGGGTTTCAGGTTTCACCCAGGGAGCAAATGGGCGTCGTCGGTTGCGAATACTATTTAGTAAGTAGGCGAATTGCATGGTCTTGTTAAGATGGGGTCTTAAATTCATGGCATTGGCTTCCATGAGACAATCCAGATGATAAGACAGGGCTTTATTCACAGTGAATGGCTTATAGTCTTTCTCGGCCTGAGGATCAACCATCAGGTTGCGCTTGCCGAATTGGATTTCTTTTACAAAATCAAAGGGTGTCATAGTGTATTTTTTCCCATTTTAGTAAATAATTAGCTAATCGGAAAAGCTCTTGGGGATCATCACCAATTTTTCTATTACAATCATGACATAACCAATCTCTTGCCAACCCATTTTCATGATGATGGTCTAAGCACCAGGTGCCAAGTTTTTTGCCCCCGCATCCTTGCGCCTCTCTTTCATTTCTTAGGCATCCAGGACATTGGTGATCCTTGGCAGGAGGTGGAGTGGTTGCTCGTAATGCTTTGCGCTCCTTTGATAATTTCCTGGCGCACTTTCGGCATTCAGGCCTCAGATATACGCCACCTGATGATGGACTAAAATCTCTTACAGGAAGATTTTTTTCACACTTACTACAGAGTTTCAGGGGATCATCATCTATCATGCCTGGAAGTGTACTCATACCTTTTTCCTAATAGGATTTTCCATTTAATACATTCCTAATCCTATAAATTTCATAATGAGACTCTAGAGAAATTCGCATTGCAGCATCAATTCAACGAGGCAAGCCATCATATTTATTTCCTGATCGGCAACAAACGCCGATTTATAGCCATAATCCGCCAGACACAAAACAGCCTGCGGAATCGATACTGGCTTCAAGAAGGTATACATTCCATCATACAGCTTGCGATAGAGGCTTGTGGGGTCAATTGGGTGGCTTCCCACCCACTTCCTGAGCGCACCGAAGTCTTTGGCCTTCATATACTGCACAACCTCGGTGAGTTCCACGTCTCCCAGATGAGCCAGTATGCCCACGTCAATCTTGCCGAATTGTGAATATCTTTGTAATTCATTGATAATCCTGCGAAAGTCTGGGAAGAACTTTTTGACAAATTCCACAACAACCTTCTGATCGTATTCCACTTTCTCAGTTTTGAGGATCATTTGCACCCGCGCATAGAATTCTGCGGCCATTTTCTGCTTCTCTCCGCTCTTGAGGGTGAAATCTATCACCGCACAGCGGGAATGAAGTGGATCGATAATACGGTGCTTGAAGTTGCATGTGAAGATGAACGAACAGTTACCTGTGATGAGTCCATTAGCTAAGGTGAATGAGTGAGTATTTGGTTCCTCCAAACAGAATACTTCGTCGGTTCCCCAATATTCTTTTGATCGAACAGAGGATATCTGTTCGGTATCTATGGTTACAATAAACAATTCCTTGCTGTTGGGGTATCCTCCCAATCCTTCTTTCCTTGAAGTCAGACCGGTGACTTTATAGCCAGCGTAGGCGGCATAGTCAATCAACCAATCAACGGCATC